TCGAGCAGGTGTTGAGCCATCAGGAACCGCAAGAGGATTTGAATGCGCTGAAGGAATCTGATCCGATTGGTTATGCGGTGAAGGTCGCGGAGCAGCAGCAGCGTCAGCAGCAGTTGTATGCGATTCAGGCTGAGAGGCAACGTCTTGCGTTAGCGCAACAAACGGAGCATCAGCAGAGATTGCAGCAGGTGGTGACTGAAGAGCAGCAGAAGCTGGCTCAATCGATACCGGAGTTCGCCGATCCAGAGAAAGGGACAGCCGTTCGCAATGAAATTCGGAGCTATGCGAAACAGGTTGGTTTCACGGATGAGGATCTAGCGCAGGTTTACGATAGCAGGGCTGTTCTGACGCTTTGGAAGGCTGCTCAGTACGACAAACTGGTCAAGGGCAGGCCGGAGGTAACCAAACGGGTTACGGAAGCTCCAAGGATGCTTAGGCCCGGTACGGCGACGAGTGCGCCACCGGAGCAAAAGCAATATCAGGCACAGCGAAAGGTGCTGCGGCAGACTGGTAAAACCAAAGATGCTGCGGCTATTTTTGAACGCTTTTTGGGATAACTGAAATGTCAACTTTTACCGCACATACCGCGATTGGTCAGCGCGAAGATCTGATCGATGTCATCTACGACATCAGCCCGACCGAAACCCCGATCCTGTCTACCCTGGCTCGTACCAAGGCGACTGCTGTTTTTCATGAGTGGCAGACTGACTCGCTGGCTGCTGCGACGACTGCTAACGCTGCAGTTGAGGGTGCTGACGCATCTGCTACCACGATCAGCCCGACGACCCGTCTGGGCAACTACTGCCAGATCGTGCAAAAGACGATCCAGATTTCTAACACCCTTGAGGCTGTCAACAAGGCTGGCCGGAAGTCTGAGAAGGCATATCAGTTGTCGAAGGCTTCGCAGGAACTAAAGCGCGACATGGAAACCATCATTACTGCCAACCAAGGGCAGACTGCTGGTAGCTCCTCGACTGCTCGGAAACTGGGTGCGATTCTGTCGTATCTGAAAACGAACTCTTCCGCTGGTACGTCTGGCACTGACCCCACGACAATTGGTGTTTCGACCCGTTCGGATGGTGCTACTCGTACCTTTACCGAAACGCTTCTGAAAGAGGTTGTTGCTGAGTGTTTTGTTTCTGGCGGAAACCCGAAGCTGCTGGTTGTTAACAGCGGACTGAAGCAGAAGGTGTCGAGCTTTGCGGGTATCGCGGCGCAGCGTTACATGGCTCCCGGCGATCAGCCGACGACCATTATCGGTGCTGCGGATGTCTACATGAGCGATTTCGGTACGCTGTCTGTGACCCCGGATCGTTTCATGCGGACTCGTGACGCTCTGCTGCTTGATCCTGAGTACGCTGCGGTTGCGTATCTGCGACCGTTTGCGACGAATGAGCTTGCTCGTACCGGCGACAGCGAGAAAACCCAGCTTATTGCTGAGTTCACGCTGGAGATGCGGAACGAGGCTGCTCACGGCATCGTGGCTGACCTGAACCCCGCGCTGTAAGTAACGAGGGAGGTGGGGAAACCTGCCTCCCTCCAATAATATGTCAGAACTATTTTCGGTTGGTGAGGGGCGCTATACCATAGCGCACAAACTAGATGATGTTGTCGTGCTTGAGACAAAGCAGGACGTAACGCACATCATTGAAGCAAACAAAATCCAAGTTGATAACGCGACCCGCAAGATCGACAACGTGATGACGCATATCGCAAGATTGCCGTTCACGGTTATTGATGAATTGAACAAGAAGAAGATTATGCGAGGGTTTGCGGTTCAGGATGAGCGAGCATTCAAGCAATGGCTGAATGACGCAGACAACAGAGTGTGGCGAACGTATCCTGGTTCTGTTTAGGGGGAGTCAATGAAGATTGCAATCTGTGTACCTTGCCGAGACACCGTTCTGGCAGGGTTTGCTTTTGATCTGGCCCGATTGTGTGCGTATGAGGCAAAGCGTGGAGAGAACGAGATCCAGCTATTGCAGATGCCCGGTACGCTGATCTTTACTCAACGAGAGAAATTGGCAGATGAAGCTCTGGAATGGGGTGCTGATGCTGTCGTCTGGATTGACAGCGATATGCGGTTTCCAGCAAATACTGTGGAAGTATTGCTTGCAAGGAGTGTCCCGCTGATCGGCGTAAATGCGACTACAAGGCGCGAACCGATTATGCCAACGGCAATGAACCTAAAGATCGACAAAAGCGATCCTGGGGCTGTTAAACAGGTCTGGACGAAGATCGAAAGCAGAGGAAAGTCAGGGATTGAGCAAGTGACCGCTGTAGGGTTCGGTGTTACACTTGTGAGGACTGAGGTGTTCAAAAAGATACCAAAACCTTGGCATGACATCATCTGGACGGATCATGGAAACGTGATTGGCGAGGATGTTACATTCTGTGTTCGGTGTCTTGAGAATGACGTTCCCGTGTTTGTTGACCACGATTTGTCGATGCATATAGGGCATATCGGGGTTAAAACCTTTGGCTGGGATGACATAAATGGCCCTGGCAACGTACAGCGATCTAAAGACAACGATCGCAAACTATCTCGCAAGAAGCGATCTCACTAGCCAGATACCTGACTTCATCCGGCTGGCAGAGGTAAGGCTGCGGCGCAATCTGCGTATCCGGCAGATGCTGAAACTTGCGTACACCTCTGCTACGGGTGGTGATTCGACTGTTGGACTGCCGACAGACTTCCTTGAGATGCGGAACCTGTATCTCAATACGAATCCAGAACAGCCTCTGAACTATCTATCTCCGTCTGTGTTCACTCGAAATGCCAGAACACAGGAGTCTGGAAGGCCGATTCAGTACACCATCCTCGCGGATGAAATCCAACTGGCTCCTGTCCCAGACACGAATTACACGGTTTATATGCTGTATTACGCTGCTCCGACTTTCATGAGCGACAGCGTAAGCACAAACGCATTCATGAGCGTCTGTCCTGACCTGTTGCTGTACGGGTCTTTGTCAGAGGCAGAACCGTATCTTATGAACGACAATCGGCTTGCTGTCTGGGCTGGATTGTATGCTCGTGCGCTGTCCGACCTTACAACGTCTGACGACCAGGGTGAGTACAGCGGCAATCCGATGGTAATGACTCTGGCAAAGAGGTGATAAATGGCTATTTCTCAGGCAATGTGCACCAGTTTCAAGGTTGAGCTTCTTGGTGGCACTCATGACCTTGATACCGACACGATCAAGATTGCGCTCTACACCTCGTCAGCTACGCTGGGAGCCTCCACAACGACCTACAGCAGCACAAATGAGGTTGCTAGTGGGTCCGGGTACACCACTGGTGGAAACACGCTCGCAGGAGCTTCTATTACCTCCAGCGGGACAACTGCGTTTGTTGACTTCACTGACACCACCTGGACGAGCGCATCATTCACTGCCAGGGGTGCGCTGATTTACAACAGCAGCAAGTCGGACAAGGCGATTGCTGTGCTGGATTTTGGCGCTGACAAGACCAGCACGAACGGCGATTTCGTTGTTCAGTTCCCGACTGCCGATGCTTCCAACGCGATCATCCGAATTGCCTAAAGGTAGATCATGGCGCTCGTTCTCAAGGATCGTGTAAAGGAAACTACGACCACTACCAGCACAGGCACTTATACGCTTGCAGGTGCGGTGACGGGGTTTCAATCGTTTGCCGTTGTAGGTAACGGAAACTCCACCTATTACACGGTCACTGACGGTACGAACTGGGAGGTTGGTGTCGGAACTTATACGTCATCTGGCACGACTCTCAGCCGTGACACGATCCTTGCGTCGAGCAACAGCGGATCAGCAGTCAACTGGGGTGCGGGTAGCAAGGATGTGTTCCTGACCTACCCGGCAGAACGATCAGTATTTGTGGACGACAATTTTGAAATTGTCCCTTCAACATCCGCAAGTTTGGTTGGCAACACCACCACGATTCAGATTCGATACAGCAGCACACCCGGAGCCGTTCCGACTGCTCTGAGCCTGTCCGCTGGTGAGTTGGTGGTCAATACCGCTGACGGGAAGTTGTACTTCAAAGACAGCGGCGGGACAGTTCAGGTTCTGGCGCAGATTAATCAAGCAACAATCGATGGGGTTGAAACGCTTACCAACAAGCGGATCACCCAACGCTGCAACGCTCAAACCACCACAGCATCTCCGTTTGCTTGGAACAGCGACAGTTATGATCAACAGAGCTTTTCGGCCCTAGCTAATGCGTTAACAATCAACGCAGATGCCGGAACGCCGACTGATGGTCAGAGAGCAGTATTTCGGATCAAGGATAACGGGGTTGCTAGAGCATTGACTTGGACGACCGGAGTTAGCAAAGGATTTCGCGCTGTCGGGGTAACGCTGCCGACAACGACGGTGATCAACAAGACAGTCTATGTGGGATGCATTTACAACATTGCAGATTCCCGTTGGGATGCTGTCGCAGTAGCTCAAGAGGCTTAAACAATGAAGATTGACTTTCAATTCGACACTCCTCATGGCAAGTTCGCTGACGCCCTGCATCTTCCTGACGACCACACGTTCACGGAAGCAGAGATCCAAGCCATGAAGGAACAGCGCCGGGACAACTGGATTGCTGTTGTGACCGCGCCTCCGGTTGAGGAGGTGCAGCCCGAGTACATCGAGATCGACGGCGTTAAATATGTGAAGGCGTAGTCATGGCCGACAGGTACTGGGTTGGCGGGACGGCAAACTGGGATGGCACTGCCGGTACCAAATGGGCTACTACGTCTGGTGGTGCTGGCGGCGCTTCTGTTCCTACCAGTGCGGATGATGTGTTCTTCACAAACCTCTCCACCGGCACCTGCACGATCTCATCTGGCAACACCGGAGCTAAGTCGATCAACTGTACGGGGTTTACCGGGACTATCGCTGGATCTGCTGCTATTACCGTCTCTGGCAGCGTGACCCTCGTAGCGGGGATGACGTTTACTTACAACGGGACGTTGACGATCAATGCGACGTCAACGCTTACAACCGCCGGAAAAACGATTGGCCCGCTTACGATAAGTGGGTCAGGAATAACGGTGACGCTTGGTGATGCTTTGACATCATCTGGCGATATTACGCTCACGCAAGGCACTTTCACCACCAACAACTTCAACGTTACTTTAGCATCCTTATCGTCCAGCAACAGCAACACGCGCACGATCAATCTGGGTAGCAGTACGGTGACATTTAATTCAGCGTCAACCGTACTTTTTGGCACAAACACTAATCTGACTTTTAATGCAGGCACTTCGTCGATAGTCTGTACCCAAGTAGCCTCATTGCTTCAGGGCGGACTTGCTGGGGGCGTGGGTGTCACTTTCTACAACGTTTCATTTACTGCAACTTCTAACTCTGGTACGCATATTATTCAGGCGGTAAACGTGTTTAACAACTTGTCGGTTGCGGCTCGATCAAGCGCGGCGGTTGTTCAAGTCACCTTCGACTCCCGTCAAACCATCAACGGCACCCTCTCCACTACAGGCACAGCAGGAAACCGCCGCGTTTGGTTTCGCAGTCAAACCTACGGTATCGCCCAAACCCTTACAGTCAACGCCACGCCCAGCCTGACCGACGCTGACTTCCGAGACATCTACGTTATTGGCACTGCTGCACCGATCAGCGGCACGAGGATCGGGGATCTGAGAGGCATCAGAGGAATCACTGCGTCTACCCCGAAGACGGTCTACTGGGTTACTGCTGCGGGTGGCAACTGGTCTGCTAACGCTTGGGCTGCGTCGTCTGGCGGCGCAGCATCAACTGACAACTTCCCGCTGGCTCAGGACACGGCTGTTATCGAGAACACGGGGTTAAATACGTCGGCTACGGTGACGCTGGACAATACTATTACTTATTTTGGCACTATCGATATGTCCACGCGGACAAATGCGATGACGCTGGCCGGATCAACGGCGTATACGGTTTACGGGGATTGGAAGTTTGGAAGTGGAGTAACGCAAACCTATAATGGTACTATTACCTTCTCTGGACGTAACACACAGACCATTACCAGCGCAGGTAAAACATTTGCCGGAGGATTTACAGTTGATTCCTACGGCGGCTCAGTTGAACTTGCTGATGCGCTGAACATTGGCTCACAAACCATCACCGTCACGAACGGCACGTTCGACACCAAGAACTTCAACGTCACTGCTGGCACTCTGTCATCTAGTAACATCAACGTCAGGACAATTACGCTTGGGTCGAGTACCGTGACGTTTAGCCAAACGACTCCATTAATATTTACTACAAGTACCAATTTAACGCTTAATGCCGGAACGTCACAAATAAATATGTCATCAGCATCAGCGGCAACGTTTGCTGGAGGTGGCATGACGTTTTACAACGTATCGTATACAGGTACTACAGCGGTAATTCACGTTGTTACAGGAGCAAACACATTTAATAGTTTTACTTTAACTGCACCGGCATCGGCTGGTTTAATGCAATGTACGTTTGCCGCCAACCAAACCATCACCGGCACTCTTACCGTCGCCGGAGCCACAGCAGTACGCCGCATCTTTGTCCAGTCCAGCACCCTCGGCACCACTCGAACCCTGACCGTTGGCACCCTATCCGCAACCGACTGCGACTTCCGTGATATCACGATAGCCGGTGCTGCTGCTGGATCATCTCCGACTCGCGCAGGGGACTGCGGCGGGAACTCTGGAATCACGTTCCCTGCTCCGAAGACGGTCTACTGGAACCTTGCTGGCGCTCAGAACTGGAGTGCTACGGCATGGGCACCGGGATCGGGTGGGTCGCCTGACATCAACAACTTCCCGCTTGCACAAGATACGGCGGTGTTTGATGAAGCTGGCAGCGTGACGGGGACGATTACGATTGATCGGCCGTGGAACATCGGGACTTTTGATGCGTCTGCACGAACGAGTGCCATGACGTTGACGACTAGCACTAATGCGCCGTTTGTGTATGGTGACTGGAAGTTTGGAACAGGGGTTACTTCTTCAAGCACGGCAGGCACGATTACATTTGCCAAGCGTGGAACGCAGACTATTACCAGTAACGGGGTAACTTTTGGATGCCCGATAACCGTTAATGCATTTACTGGCACTGTCCAACTTGCAGATGCGCTGTCAATAGACTCTGTAAGAACTGCTACTTTAACAAGTGGCACATTTGATGCTGTTACTTATAACGTAACAATTGGGGCCTTTTTGTGCGACGGCACAGTAACAACATTAAGAATGGGTTCCGGTACTTGGACTCTATCCGGCACTGGATCAGTCTTTAATTTACCTTCTAATATAGGTGCGTTTTTTAAGGGCACCGCAAATATTGTACTGTCCAACACAAGCGTCGCTGCTAGAACATTTACAGGCGGCAGTCTTTCATACAACAAACTCACCATTGGCGGCGCAACAGGCACATCTACCCTGACCATCGGCGGCGACAACCAATTTACCGAACTTGCCTCAACCAAAACAGTAGCCCACACCATTGCCTTTGGTTTAACCACACAAACTTTTGGCGCTTGGACAGTTACAGGTACGGTGGGTAACGTGGTCACGCTGACTGGTTCAAGCACTTCTCACATCCTCGCTGGCGCGTGTACATCAAGCATTGACTACCTTGCGATGGGCAGCGTTGGCTTTGCCGCGACCTCCCCCGGTGAGTTCTACGCTGGAGCCAACAGCACTGGAACCGCAGCCGCTCCGGTCTATCGCACAGCCAAGCCTGCTGACTCTACGCGCTACTGGGTCGGAGGTACAGGCAACTGGAGCGATACTGCGAGATGGTCTGACGCATCGGGTGGAAGCAGTGGGTTCTCTGTGCCTCGCAGTCACGACGACGTTGTCTTCGACAGCCTGTCTAACGCTACAGCCTACACGGCCACAGTGAACGCCGTGACCGGCGGGATTCGGATGAAGGCTCTGACCATTGCTGGACCTCTTGTTGGCAACCTGACGCTGGCCGGATCAACTGCAATGGTCGGGATACACGGCAACGTGACGCTACCAGCTACGGGGCTGACGAGGACTTATACGGGTTCGATCACTCTGACAGGATCAACATCAGGTAAGACGCTGACGACGAATGGGGTGACGTTATCGGCAGCCATTACGGTAAATGGGGTAAGTTCCGAGTGGTCATTGGGCAGCGCCTTAGATATTGGGTCCAATTTTATAACTGTAACGAATGGAACAGTAAACTCTGCCGGTTATAACGTTACTTGTGGCGGCATAATTTCAAATAATGCAAATAGCAGAACAATAATACTAGGCTCAAGCACTTTTAGTATTTCCACAGGCACGCCAATTAGTTTTGGTACAACAGAAACTAACGCTGCAAATTTGGCGTTTACTGCAAATACGTCGCAAATAAATTGTTCCGCAGGTAATGCAACCTTTTCTGGCAACGGCAAAACTTTCTACAACATCGCCTTCACCAGCACGTCCGCAGGCGATCTCACGATCAACGGCGCAAACATCTTCAACAACTTGTCCTTCACCGGCATTACCTCTGCTGGCCTGAAAAATATTGTTATTTCCGCCAACCAAACCATTAATGGCACTCTGACCCTCTCCGCTGGCACAAACGCCACGATGCGGCACTTCGTTCGTTCCGACACTATCGGAACGACCCGCACGCTTACCTGTGCTGCCGTCTCTATGACCGACGTAGACTTCCGGGACATCACCATTTCCGGTGTTGCCGCACCTGCTACGGGTACGCGGATCGGGGACTGCAAGGGGAACAGCGGGATTACGTTTACAGCAGCAGCGAACAAATACTGGAACCTTGCCGGGAGCAACAACTGGTCTGCGACGGCTTGGGCCACATCAAGCGGGGGTTCTCCGTCTGTCAACAACTTCCCTCTGGCCCAAGACACCTGCATCTTTGAATCCACAAGCCCAGGTACAGGCACAACGACCACCATCAACGCAGCCTACAACATCGGCACGATAGATATGTCGGCGCGTACCACTAACACGATGACCTTGGCGTTTAGTGCAACAATCAGCGTATATGAAAATTGGATAAATGGCACCGGAACGACAATGAGCGGGGGTGGTGGGTTAACTTTGTCTGGAAGAGGAAGTCAAACCATTACCAGCGCCGGAAAATCGTTTACACAAACAATAACTATAAATAGTCCTTCTGGATCTGTAACATTACAAGACGCAATCGGTAGTTCTCAGTCGTTTATAATAACGCTTGGAACTTTTGATGCAGGTTCTTACAATGTCACAACAACAGAGGTAACTTCAAGTGGATCTAATACAAGAACTGTTGCTATAGGATCTGGAACATGGACTCTCTCCGGGTCATCGGACGTTTGGAACGCAGCCACATCTACCAACCTCACAGTCACCGGCACAGGCACGATCAGCCTAACCTCTGGTTCTGCTAAAAATTTTCGTGGCGGCGGCATCGCCTACACTAACATCACCCTCAACCAAGGCGGTGCTGGGGCGCTGACGATCTCCGGCAACAACACGTTCAAAGACATCACCAACACCTACAAGGCGACCGGCGCTACAAACATTACTCTCGGCACGACCACCCAGCGCGTCTCTCAGTGGACAGCGGCAGGCGAGGCAGGTCGGGTGCTGACGGTTCAAGGAACTTCAGCCAGCTCTCCGGCGACGTTGATACTGACAGGTGCAACCGATCCCAACGTTGATTATCTGACAGCTACCGGAATCAGGGCTTACAACTTGACCGATACATGGTATGTTGGGGCCAATTCCACGAACAATGGATCTTTGGGTTTGCTGTTTGAGGCTGCTCCCGCGCCGCCGACTCCGAGTGGCTCTGGAAATTTCTTCTTTGTTTTTCTTTAAGGTAAGCGTCTGATGTTCGGCATATCCGCATTCTCTGAAGCACCATTTTCTGGTCTACCAGGGACTGCTGTTCGTGTTCTTGTTACTGGTGTTACGGCTTCCGGTGAGATTGGTTTTGTAGTTATTACGGGTGATGCAAACGTCCCTGTAACTGGAGTTTCTGCTACTGGTCAGGTTGGTTCAGTCACAGTAGTTGCGAAAGCTGTTGTAGATGCAACTAGTGTATCGGCTACAGGGTTTGTTGGGTCTGTCGTAGTTACCGCTGATGCTGTTGTAGTCACGACAGGGGTTCAGGCAACAGGCCAGATTGGTAATGCGAATATTCTGATCGTTGTCCCTGTTACGGGTGTACAGGGGACAACTGCGCTCGGTACTGTCACGCTGGAGTCCAACAACTATCTCGATGTTACTGGTTTCGGGATGGTTGGGTCTGTTGGTCTGGTTGATGTGATTGGGGTATGGTCGATACCCGATGAGGTTCCGAACAACTGGATTGATGGT